AAATCCTTTTTAAATCTTCAATTATTTCATCATTACCTTCTTTTAATATACCATATCCATATGTAGATATAATACTATCTATAATATCCATAATTATGTATAACAATAAATAATATTGTTAATTTCTTAAATAAAATTTTCATTTTTTTATATAGTTAGAATAGAGATAATGAACGATATAAACAATATATTCAGAGGTGCGGGAATAGTATTATTTATGTTAATATTAATAATGGATGATTTCCCTTTTTATAAAAAAATGAAGGAACCATATGTCCAGTTAATATTAGCAATAATAATAGTATCTATATTATTATATGATTGTTATACTGGATTTATATTTACTATGGTATTAATGTTAATATATTATGAAATATATAAAAAAATAAATCACAAATTAATTAAAAATAATAATAATAATAAAATTAATCATAAAGATAAATATATATTAAATCCAATTATTGAAGAAAGATTTTCAGAAAAAAATAAAAAGGATATTAATAGTTCTGTTGTTCAATTAAATTATATAACTGAAGAACATTTAGAATCAGCACAAAATAATATATTTAATATTGAAAAAAATAATAATAAAGATATTGATAACGATAACGATAATATAACATATACCGCTTTTGGATATAATGGAGTAAATTTAGGATGTATAAATGAAGAATATATAGTAAAGGGTTTTGATAAGAATGATTATGATTATATATAATTTAAATAATATAATATATATAATATTATAAATATTATAAAATAATAAAATATTTTTTCAAAACTATTTAAAATATTAAATATATTAGTTGGTATATATTTTTCAAATAATTTTAGTAAATTAGAATGTAAAATTAAGAAAGATACAATTACAATAATACAACATTTAATTATATTATTTTTATCTAATATTTTATTATTATTAGAGTGAATTTGTAATAAATTTTCATCTTCATCTATTTGTATTAATTTTTCCATTTCTTTTTCAAAATCATTATAATTTTTTTTATTATCTAGTATAGGTGTATTTGATAATCTTTGTTGATAAGACATAGGAGGTTTTTGATAATATTGTGGAGGGCGTTGTGGAGGGGGTTGTGGAGGATGTTGTGGAGGGTGTTGTTGAGGATGTTGTTGAGGATGTTGTGGAGGGTGTTGTTGAGAATATTGTTGAGGATATTGTTGAGGATATTGTGGAGGATTTTGTGGAGGATGTTGTTGAGGACGTTGTTGAGGATGTTGTGGAGGATTTTGTGGAGGATGTTGTGGGGGATGTTGTGGGTTCTGTTGATGATGTTGCATATATTGTGATGGTGGGCGCTGTGGTGGATGATTTTCATTAGAATTATTATGTTTATTTTTTTGTAAATCTTTAAATATATTTTTAATACTTGGATCATTTAATTCATCAGAATTATTGTTACTTGTTTTTAATGGAATATCATTTAAGGATGTTAACATTGACGTAGAATTAGCCATGATTAATAACTATATAATCATTATATGTTTAAAAATATGGATTATACGCAATATATTTTATTTTTTTTTTGCTATACATCTACCGGATGATGTATTACATATTTTACCTTTTTTTTCACATTCTATTTCTTTCTCTTTTGTACATTTATTTATTGAAGTTGGAATTGCTTCTTTTACTGGTTTACTAGGTTTTTCTGGTTTTTCTGGTTTTTCTGGTTGTTCTGATTTTTCTGGTTTTTCTGGTTTTTCTGGTTGTTCTGATTTTTCTGGTTTTTCTGGTTTTTCTGGTTGTTCTGGTTGTTCTGGTTTTTCTGGTTTTTCTGGTTGTTCTGGTTTTTCTGGTTTTTCTGGTTTCGCAAGATTTACATTTGATTTAGTATTTTTTTTCAGTATACATCTGCCGGATAATGGATTACATATTTTACCTTTTTTTTCACATTCTATCTCTTTATCTTTTGTACATTGATTTATTGAGCTGGAAATTGCATCTTCTTGTTCAGTAGGTTTTACTGGTTTTACAGGTTGTATAGGTTGTATAGGTTGTATAGGTTGTATGGGTTGTATGGGTTTCGCAAGATTTACATTTGATTTAGTATTTTTTTTTAGTATACATCTACCGGATAATGGATTACATATTTTACCTTTTTTTTCACATTCTATCTCTTTATCTTTTGTACATTGATTTACTTTTTTTGTTTTTTCTTTTTTTTTTTTTGTTTCTTCTTCTTCTTTTTTTGTTTCTTCTTCTTCTATTTCTGAAAAGTCTTCTTCTTTTTTCTCTTTTATTCTAGGTGTTTCATCAAGAGTTTCTTGCTCTTTATTAATATTATCTTTTGTTTTTAAATTTTTGTTATAAAATAAATTATAAGTATATATATTTGGAATATTTTCAAATTCAAATTTTTTAAATCTAGATAAATTATAAAATGTTTCTTTATTATTATTTTTTAACCATTCGTTATAAATATTATTTCTTTCATTAAGATATATATTATATTTTTCGTCTTGAATAATTCTTGGATTATTAAAAGTATCATCGTAATATATTTTTTTTTCAAATTCTATTTTTTTTTCTTTTTCAATTATTTGAAAATAATTATTTATCTCATTATTTAATTTAGTAATATTATCAGACGAATTTATAACATTATATAATATGCTTGAAATATAATTTAATGTGGGTCTATTAAAATCATCCATCAATCTAATATTATTAATTATAAATATTATTAATTATAAATATTATTAATTATTTTATTTTAATTATTTATAATTTGAGAACTAACCATCACATTATATTGGCGAAGGGGTTGTTTCGCTATTTTCAAAGTCTGTATTAACAGATTTTCCATCAAACATAACTTTATAAAATTCAGTTAATTTTTGTTTATCCGATAATTGTTCGTCGTAAATAGATCTTGGAACATATTTTATAATAGTTTTAGGTTCTGGACAAGCAGCCATATTATTATAATAAGCTTGTATAACTAAAATTATACCTATAAATAATATTAATATAGCAAATCCTTTCATATTATTATATTAATAGAAAAATAATTATAATTTTTATGTATTAGATTTATTTTGTTTTTTAGTCCAAGGATCATCTTCAGTAAAAACACCTGATAATTTATCAATATCATTTCTTAAATTACTTGTATCATCTTTATCATCTTTATCATCTTTATCATCTTTATCATCTTCCTCGGTTATTGTACTACTAATAATAGAATTTTTTCTTCTATTTTCAAAAATTTCATCCTTAGAATTCATATTTTGTTTATATTCTTTCATTAATGTATTTAATTCTGTTTCAGAATATTCTTGATTTTCTAATTCATTAGGATTTGGAGACCATGGACACCAACAACCTATTTGACCAATAAATATATTATGATTTTTATCTTTTTTTTTTAAAAATTCACATCTATTTTTTGCTTCATTTATTGTATCAAATACACCCCTCACTTTAATACCTTGCATTGTAGTTCTAAAATTATTATCTTCGTGAAATTCTTTTTCAACAACATTATAATTAATACTTTTAGAATATTTATATTGTTCGTCCATAATTTTATAATCATCTAAATATTTATGATTATCCTTAATATTATTAATAAATTCTATATCATCTGGATATTTAGTTTTTAAACCATCATATAATGATGCTAAATCATCTGATAATTTTTTAAAAAAATATTTTAAATAATATGTTTCTTTATTAATTAATACTTCATCAGGACTAATAAATGATAATAAACAATAATTCTGATTTTTAATTGGAGGATCTTCATCTAAATAATCTTCTTTTTTTGTAGATATACTTGTACTAGACATTAAATTTACTCTTAATATTAATTTAATAATAAATCTTATATAGTTTTAGATTATAATTAAAAATAAATGACTATTGATTTCGAAGAAATTTTATGTAGAATTATAAAATATATATTAATTATTATTATTATTACAATTATTATATATATAACCCCAGATATAAATAATAAAATAAGATATGGTGTATTTATTGGCATTGTTGCTGCTACAGTATATGCATTATATGATTATTTTATCCCTGCAATTCCACAAAATATAAAAAAAAAATTAAAGTTTATTTAATAGATGAATAATATAAATATATTAGTATCTATATTAACATTATTATTAATATTATTAATATATATATATTAAATTTAAAAATAATAATATAAATACTTATAATTTATCAAATAATTCTTTGCCTTTACCTATTACCAGTAATATAAATATATCTAGCTCGAGTTTTTTAATAAATTAATGCATCATATTATTTAATTTAGAAATTTTATTATAAGGAGTATATAGAGTATCTTCTATATATATATTATTTTTTTCATATTTTGAATAATTTTCAATTATAGTTATTAGTTTTCTAGTTCTCATAGTAAATTCTTTAATACTTTTATTTAATTCATATATAGGATCAATACCATATGTATATTTAAATTTTATAGGTATTATTAAAATAATAGAATGTAATAATTCTAATATATTTTCCCGCAAATCTGTAAATGTAGATAAATATAAATTAGGGTGATAAATATCGGATAATATATATATATATATTTGCATCATTTTATTAGAAATAATTAAAATATCAGTATATCTAGATTTATTAAATTTTTTTATAAATTCTATATTTAAAAGTATTTTTACAAGCATATCATCTTTCAATAAAAATTTAAAATTTTTAGGAATTTTATTAATATTATAATTATTACTATATATATTATTAGAATAATTATTTAAATTATTATTAATTTTATTTGATAAAATTTTATTATTAGTTTCTATATTATTTTGAATATTAATATATCTTAAATAAAAAAAATAACCAATTATTATTATTATTAATATAACTAATAATTTTTTTTTATCTAATAGATTTAAAATATAAAATATTATTGATAATATTAATATATATATATATATATTACTATATTTATCATTCATCTTATTAAAATAATTATATTTTTCTAACTTGAAACACCATCAATAAAATATAATATAAATGATAATATTATTAATATTATACCCGTATATAATTTTCTCTCAGTGCTAAAAAAAATTTTAAAAATATTATTTCTGTATTCTTCACTACTTATATTTGTGTGATTTATTGATAAAAAATCACTAATATCATGTATCATATTTATAATTGTATTTATTGTATTTTCATATAATTCATTTATAGAATATTCATATATCATTTTATTATTATATTCTTTCTTATCATAATTAATAACATTTATAACTTTATTTATTTCACTTTCAACTTTTTCTTCTATATATTTATTTATATTTGTATCCATTCTACTTAAAAAATAATAAGATAATATTACATTATTAAATTATATCCATCATATCTACATCGCTTATAAACATTCTTCGACAACAATATCTAGTAGCTCCGAGATTATCTAATAATTTTTTAGTATGATTTTCGGAAAAATGTTTAAAATCTGTTTTTTTATCTTTTTTATCTTTTTTCATTTTATTACTTTCTGTATTATAATAATCAATTTGATCTGCTACTACCCTCCCACATGTAAAACATCTAATTGGTTGAATCATTTATATTTCTTCTTTAATATAAAAAATCATTTTTTTATATAAAAATAAAATATATTTATAATATTAGAAAGTTAAATTATGTCTGGAGCTGTAATTAATTCTAAAATTGAGGCATTAAATATTAGAGTAGATAAAATAGAAAAAAATAATCCTAATACCCCAGTAATTTCTAATGAAAATTTTGTAGAAAAAAAAATATTAGATAAAGAATTAATCGAATTAAAAAAAAAAAAAGAAATATTTAAAAAAAAAATAAAAAAAATTTAAAAATTAAAAAAAAATAAATTAAAAAAATATGAAAAAAAAAA